AACCATTCCAGTTATTCTAGCAACGCTACCTGTGAACGATTTTAATTCAGCTTTAGTTTCAGATATACCAGTCTTTATTAATTCTATATCAGATAACTTCTCATTCATTTTTTCAAATACTATAGCCTTCTTATAGTAAGCCAAAGTTATTTCTATTAATTTCTTCGATATAGCGGCCGGATTATCTAGCATAGCCCTATAAGCAGTTGGTACATATTTTACCTCACTATTATCGGCTCTAAAATTAATGCTTTCAGATACATTTCCAAATTCAGAATCATCACTCTTTATTGTGAATGCGTCTTTTACTAAATTAGAGATTCCTTTTAGTATATTCTTTTCAGCTAATATTCTTCTTATAGAACCCCCAGTCATCTGTGATATCCTTAGGTTATTTGGTCTTTTTATATAAGAGTACTTTTTGTTTGATTCCTTATATATTTCAGTTATTACATCATAAAGCTCTTTCATGTCTTTGTTAGCCATAACTTCATTGTACTCTGCAGAATTATCATATAAGCTTTTCTTTGGCTGATATCCGTTATCAGCTAAAGATTCATCAAAGTTTTTGTTATAGAAGGCAGATTCTTTATCCAACTCAGACCACATTGAGTTTGGTACGTCATGAATATACTTATCATCAACTGGCATTAGTTTAGTCCAGTATGAATATGGAATTAAATCAAACGATCCATCTTTATAATATTTTCTAAAATGCGTTTTGTCTTTAAATTTAGACAATGCATCTTTCCCTATCGCTTTTGCTTTTAAATACTCAGACTTGTATTCGTCTGATTTCTGAATGTCAACCAACTTCATAAATTCAGCAGAGGTGTCTTTACTTCTCAATGACTTCTTATTTTCATTTAAAAATAATTCAGCCTCGTTAAGAGCGTTTTTAATCTGCAATGGAATCCTATATACCATAACTTCCATGGTATCTGGATTTCTATATCTATTCAACATAGCTTTCTTCCAGTTATTCATAGAGTTCCATTCTTCTGACTGTTCGGCTCTTTCTATAGCAGCTAATTTATCATAGAATTCTTGGTCTATTTGCAATCTAGTATTATTAGCCCACCATAAATCTTGCTGCTCTTTAGATTTGGTTTCTTTTATACTTTTCCATGCAGCCATAAATTCATCATTCTTGGTTTTGTAATGAAGATTATCTCCAAGTTTAGTATTAAAGTCAGACAACTCATTTGCTATCTGCAACTCAACGCCAGTTTTTGGATTTCCATCCTTATCATAAGCATTAGAAAGATTCTGTCTATCTTTTTTTGCAAGCAACAAGTCCCTTATGTCAGTTTGCTTCATCAGAGTAGTATCTATTCTATTTTCGCTATTTTTGAATTTAGATATAATATTCCTGATTTTAGCATTAACCTCGTCTAATACCTCAGAAGCCTCTAATGATAATGTATTTTTTAAATCATAGTATTCTGGTAAGAACATTCTTTCAGTATGCTCAGATAAGAACTTGTTTTTCTTATCCATAAACACCTTGTATTCCTCTGTAGAAGTAGGAGTTGAGAATACGTCAGTCAATCCAAATTCTTTTGCAAGCGATATGGAAAACTTATCAATATTCTTTAATAAAGATCCGTATTTTAGTTTTGACAATAAATAACCAGTAGCCTTACCATCCTCACCTTTTTCATATAAATCATATAATGACATATATAGTTTTCTTTTCTTTAAAGATCGACCGATATTAAGTAGCTTGTTTGTTAACTCGCTAGATGTAAATTCAGTTTCAGCTGCTATTGATGTTTCATTTATAAGTCTATTTAATGCTTGAAGTTGCTCTATATTTGAATATGCAGGACTACCAAACAATGAATACATTAAATTAAAGTCTTTATCTACGGTAAATATATCATCAGACGAGATAAGATTACCTATAGTAGTAGAGCCTACGCCTTCTCCTATGTTTTTCAACTTCATAGTGTATGCGTATTTAAACAATTCATCGTATCTAGAATTTATAAGATTCATTATAGAACCAACTTCTTTCAGCTTTGTTTTAAACACTTCAACGTCTTCCATTGGGATTCCGTCATACAATCCAGATCTATCTGTATTCAATACATTCATAGACTTAAGTGCGTTATTATATAACCCAAGGAAGTCATTTCTCATATTCATAATAATATCAGCAGAGATTTTCTGATTATTAACTCTCTTTTCATCCATGTCGAGAACTACATCAAGTACCTTTTTGGTCTCTGTCATTGCATGTTCTATAAATTTAGATGCAGCTACAAAATCTTCCTGTGTTTCGAGATTTTTTATAACGAGTTTAATGGAGTCCAAGTATTCTTTAGTAGAACTAGTCTTTCTGTTAAGTGAATGTAATTGTGCTTTTAAATTCTTAATTATATCAGTCTTATTTCTAGCAAAAGTAGCCATTGTTTTAGTGTGGTCATTTTGAGAATAGACTCTTTGTAAAAATACTGCAACATTATTAGCTTTTCTAGCTTCTACCTTCTGTCTATAATTATTGTTTGTTTCATATAAATCAGATTGAATTCCAACAATTATATCATCTATAGACAACGCTCCATTCTCCATAGCCCAGTTATCTATAAGAAGTGCTGACAATTCATCAACCCCAATTGATAGCAACTTACTATATATAGAGGAATTATTTTTTAAATACGAATCAATATCAGAACTATCAATACTAGATAAAACATCAACTGCGTTATTTAGTTTTGATATCTGTACCTCATTAGCAATTAAAGATATCTCTCCGTTTCCAAATAAGGCCCATTCTGTTATTTGTTCTATATTAGACGACATGTTAATTTCATCAATAGGGCTCTCAATTCCAAATAGATGTTTAATAAATTTAGTAAATTCCTTAAAGAAGTTAGATATAGTATCAAATAAACTTCCATTCAATTCCAATCTACCTCTAACTGACATGTCGATAGCAGCAGCTATATATTCATCATTTATAAACTCATAATCTTTTCCATAACCTAAAATGCGGGCAGCAATCATTACTGCATTCTGGTCTCCGGTTACTAGCTGATTGTAATCGATATCACCTACGATCAAAGACTGAAGTAATTTATCAATAACAATACCTTTTTGAATGTAGTTTTGATTGGTTAGGATGTCTTCCTCTTTGGCTGTCATGTATTTCATTTCAAGCTTTCCGGAAGCAAGGGGAGATTCTTTTGGGTAGAGTAGTCCTTTTGAAGGAAGATCAATAACCTCTGTTGGGAATTTAAATTGTGACATATACTTATTTGTTATAACTATTCTAATATAAATATATATGAATTAGGCTTTATACGTCCACTAAAACGTAATTTCCTTTGTAATTCATAACGTTTGTAGGTGACCAGTCTATCTCATCTGGATCTATACCTGATTCTTTAAATGCTTCTTTTAAGCTAACTAAGAACTGTTTTAATTTATCTGATAGTTTAGGATCTAATTCTCCGTCGTAGATTAAATAATCTTCTGCTTTAGTTCCATTGATTGAGATTTCCTCTCTTTCCTGCTCTGCTAATTGCTCGGCATTTGTCATATCAATGATGCCAGTTTTACCTCCGGCCAGTCTCTCTACTTTATAGATAGGGATGATACATGAGAAAGAATGGTTTAACAGTTTCTCAGCGTGTTCTAGCTCATCAACATCCGTAGTAAGCTTCTTTACGTCGGATCCTTTTTCCATTACAATGCCATTATCTCCACCTCCTACTTTTGTGTAGCCGTCTTTCTCTAATTCGTATTGTTTGGCTTTTAAAGCCGGTGGCATAACCAGTTCGTTTAGTAGATCTATGAGTTTCATGTAATAAAAAAGCCCTCTCTAATAAATAGGAGGGCTCTTTCTTTAAGGTTATTACTGTTTAGAAATTCAACACCATATAATCAACCCCTAAAGTCAAGGAGATGTTTTGTGCTGTTGAATCGTTATCGAAGTTTAATTCACCGAAATCAGCAGTTTTGATAAAGGCTCCTTTTAACACCCACTCTGAAACGATGTCACCTACTGGACCAACAATGTCCAATACTACATCTTTCTTGTAGAAGTCAGAGTAACCGTCTCTACCTGTTACTGATTCATGGTGTAGACGTACCCATTCCATTACTGCCTGTGCTCCTGAAGGAGTGATAGGATCGAATAAGGTTAAGTTTACGTCATTCCATCTCAACTTACCTTTGATTTTACGGTAGATGTTGATATGGTTCATTACAATTTCTCCTTGTTCGAATCTAATCCAGATACTCCTTTGATGATGTAAGCAGGAATACCGTCAACGTACATAATAAATCTATTCTGTACTTTAGGTTCAAACGCGGTGAAGAATATTTCGTCTGATGTTAAAATTGCCATTTTGCTATTTGTTTATAAATATTGCGTTAGGATAAAATTATGCCGGAACATTCAGAAGTGAGTACACTAGTTCAATTCCTGTAAACGGATCTGGTTCATTCTCTGGAGCAGTTGGTACTATTATGGCAGGTGCACAATACTACAATACAATCACCGACGGTAACAGATCACAAGGTATTCCTAGTGCAAGCTACACCAACATGATCAACTTGTTATCAAACATGGACGATTACAAATTTAACGTATTGTTAACACCAGGTTTGTTTGATTCTTTACAATCTTCACAAGTAACTTCAATCATCACAAATACTCAAAACAGAGGTGATAATTTATACGTACTTGATTTAGTACCTTACAACTCTCAAGTTAACACTGTAGTATCACAAGCAGCTTCAAGAAACACTTCTTACGCTACTTCTTACTGGCCTTGGACTCAAGTTCTAGATCCAGATTCAGGACAGCAAGTATGGGTTCCTGCTTCTACTATGATTGGTGGTGTATATGCTTACAACGATTCAGTTGCTGAGCCTTGGTTTGCACCTGCAGGTATTAACAGAGGTGGATTATCTGGAGTAATTAGAGCAGAAAGAAAATTAGCTCAATCTGATAGAGATACTTTATACAATGGTAAAGTTAACCCAATTGCTACATTCCCTGGACAAGGTACAGTAGTATACGGACAAAAGACTTTGCAAACTAAAGCTTCTGCTTTAGATAGAGTAAACGTAAGAAGATAGCTTATCTCTTTGAAATCTTACATTTCCCAAGTAGCTAACAACTTAGTATTCGAACAGA